ACCATGCATATCTTGTAAGGTTTCTACCATACATCGCTGGTGTTGCGGTGTTCCAATAATGACAATTCTGCCTTTTCGGGGGTCTACAGAAGGAACTGCACTTTGCAGCAACCATCTTAGATTGGTTTCCATAGCCTCTGCGGTCTTTGTATTGTTCTCATCCTCTGGGTCATCCACAATAATAAGCGTAGGACGTTGATTTCCTACTTTTATACCCCGTAATTGCTGTCCAGTACCCTTGCAAATGATCATTGACCCATCTTTTAACTCAATTTCACTCTTTGACCAACTTTTTGCACTATGTGAACCCCAATAACCAAACAATGAGCGAAATGTATCGCTAAAATCCATTGTATCTTTGAGTAATCCGAGTAATTTGACTGCGTGATCTTGGGTTCTAGACACTAAAACTACTAATTTCTGCCCTTCACCAAACATTAGATGGTGCAACGGAAAAATTCCCCCAACAATTGATGATTTTGCATGGCCTCTAGGAGCCACAATGTTAATTTGCTTACTACTGGGGTCTAATAGCCTTTCTGCCATCGCATAATGAAAGTCAGGAGACTCCGCTGAAAACATATTAGGCATACAGACCTTTCCAAACATCATCATATCGTGTTTTAGCTTCTGTAATATCTTTGTTTTTTCTTTTATATTTTCCATTTTTAATAGATATAGATGTCTTTAAGCCTATAAGTCCTCATATTGCTACACTTAGTTGGACAAAAATGTCCAAGATGCCTTGCTAGATTACGCATAAAAGCGGATTCTATGCCCTCTAGATTCCGCATTTTTGCACCCTTTTCAGTAATCTGCCCCCATTGCATAGTCTGGGGTTCCATCTGATACTTGTATTCCCATATCTTCACACACAGCTTCTAATAGATTGATAAAGGAAAGCAGTTTTGTATCGCTTTCTGCCTCTAGTAAAATTAATTTTTTAATTTTTTTACTCTTCTTCCTGTATTTCGTGTAATCCCCGCCCATCGTGAACCTCCTTCTTTTGAGACAATTTCAAACTTTTCTTTTCTTCGGTAGCAATCTTGTCTAGTATAGTGTTAGTCATATCTATTTGTACCGTATCTGTTTGCATAGATTTCTTTGGTAGCATATCCAGTATCTTAATAAACTGTTCAGCACCTCGCAGAATATTGGATGCATCTTTGTTTTCTTTTGCGACTCCGATTCCTTCAAGAATCATATCTAATACATCTCCTTGAGATATATCTCTTTCTTTCAGAGCCTTTTGTATTTCATTATCTAGCATTTTCTGTATTCGTTCCTGTTTAAATAGTCTTTTTGCACTAAGATCTGGTCTTTCCTGGTCTTTCCTGTAAACCTTTCCTATTGCTGCCCAATCAATAGGGTCTCCATTAAGCATCATTTGAGCATAAAGCTTTACTGCATTCTTGGTGCGAGTTTTATTTGCTTCTTGCTCATCCCATGTTAAGATGCCTACTTGAGTATATTGACCAGTATCTCTATGTGGTATGTAATTAAGAGTGCTTCCTTTACTTAACCAAGCCCTACCATATGGGAATGTTACTTGTTCATTTGTTTTGTATTTCTTTCGATACACACATTGCGATACAAATCCATCATCGCTAATTCCAAAATCACCTACC